GTAATGGGTTGAGCTGTATTTGTCAATTCCGTGGGCCTTGATAGTTGTCTAGCGAAAAATTATATTTCTGACCAGGGTGTGGGTAAAGGGGACAAGCACCACGGCTCTCGGTCCTCGGTTGCCGTTTCCTAGTACATTCTCTTACAAACATTTTATTTTTTTTTTTTTAAAATAGGTCTTTTTAAGGCAAGTTCTAGGAAAAACATTGATATACAACAATTCTAGAGCATTTTAAACCAGGAAAATACTAGGAATTTCCCAGGAAAATATCAATAGTTTTAGGAAAAATTACAGAGGGGGCTTTTTCTGCAAAAAAAATCTAAAATAAAATGTTTCTAAGGAAGTGTATTAGGAAAGAATTGTGTTATTATCTGGTCAAGAAATGACCAAACGAAAAAATACATTAAAATCAACTGCAGAGCTTACTCTAAAACAAAAAGCTTTTGTTGATATCTATGTAAGTAATTGGGGAGAAATAACTAAGGTTGAAGCTGCTAAAAGAGCTGGCTACAAATCTAATAAACCTGAAGGCCCAACTGAAATTGCAAGTAGATTAACTGACCCAAATAAAAATCCACATGTAGTGCGTTATATGGAAATGAAGTATAACCAAGAATTAAAAAAACATGAAGGTGACAAACTTAAAAAATATAAAAGATTTGAAACCTTAAGTAAAAAAGCAGAAGATAAAAAACAATTTTCTGTTGCTGTGAATGCAGAATATAGATCTGGCCAAATGGCTGGTATGTTTGTAGATAAGAAAGAAGTAACACATGTCGGATTGGAGGGAATGAGTCGTGAACAACTTGAAAAAAGATTATCTGAGCTCGAAGGTAAAATTGGAGAAGCCAAAGATATCATTAACGTCACGCCAGAAAAAATTATTGAAGGAAGGTAATTGGATGACTGTGTTTAATGAAGTACACAACACTCATCTTAATACTTCAATCGGTGTTGTTTCTGTCAAAACTAAAAATAATAAATGAATATCTGACTATCTATATGGCAAAAAAAAATGAATATCTGACTATCTATATGGCAAAAAAAAATGAACAGCTGACTATCTATATGGGATTATTTCTATGACAAAGTATAAGAAAAAAAATAAAAAAATTCAAAAATCAAAAATTTTAAATTTTAATTTTAAAAATTTAGGTAATGATATTTTACAGTATCCTTTTGTTGAGATAAAGTGGTTAGATATTGAGGGTGATTCTGGTTGGCAAGATACAAAAAGTTTAAAAAATTCTAAATTACCAGTATGTGTTTCAAAGGGATATTTATTAAGTCAATCAAAAGGAATTACAAGAATATTTACTGATTATATTGAAACAAAAGACAAGCCCACATTTGACAATATTGGAAATACAACAATTATTCCAACATCTGTAATTGTATCAATAAAAAAAATTAACTTGTAAAAAAAACTTTTGCGTATATCTATACCGAATGGACAAATTTTTAGCATTTCTTATTCGCTTGATGGTATTTTTTCCTATTCCTACACTAATTATAGTGGTTTTATTGGCTATTTTAGGCACTAAATAATTCTTGACCTTTTTATAAATAATCTTATTATCATGGGATATTAACAATAAACTAACAAAGGAGCAAAAATGGGATTTGATATAACTGGTTTAAATCCAAAAAACTTAAAGCTTACAGAACCAAAATGTCCAAAAGATTTATTTCAAGGTTGTTCAAAAGAAGAACAAGATAAATATTTTGATGAGTTAGATAAGTACCAAGACCAAAAAGGTACTTACTTTAGAAACAATGTTTGGTGGTGGCGACCTCTTGCTCATTATGTTTTAACATATACAAAAGTAATTGATGAAGATAAAAAAGAGTGTTGGAGTTATAATGACCATTGTATAATTGAAGAGGAAGAAGCACAACAAATTGCAAAACAATTAAAACATCTAATTGATACTGGGCACACAAAGAGGTTCAGTGCAAATTGGGAAGCAAGAAGAAAAACACTTGAAGTTCATAATGACAAAGTTGAAAAAGAGTTAGAAGAACATTGTCAAGATGTTTATAAAAAACTTGGTAAAACTCTTGCACCAAAAGATTTTCCTAAAAAAGACCACGACAAATGGGAAAAGATTTATAGAAAAAGAAACTCTGAAGCAAGTTATCCTTTTTCAATAAAAAATGTTGAAGAGTTTGCAGAGTTTTGTGAATATAGTGGGGGGTTCAGTATAGGTTAAAAAATTTTTTGATTATTTTTAACAACTGTTATAAAATAAAAATAATCTTTGATGTAGGGTTGACCTAAAGGCGATTATGAAGAGTGGCTATCCCACTATAAATATTGGGTATCGCCCTTTCCTACATCTACATTAACAAAAACAAAGGAGCAAAAATGTCAAAACAAATAAGTAAAGACAACAGAGAATATTGGTTGAAAAAATTATCTTCCAAATTTTCTGATAAAAGAAACGCAATAGTTTCATTACATCAAGTTGAGATTAATGAACAAACGCAAAAGAACTTTCCAATTTTTAAAAAAAGATTAGGAATTGAGAAAGACTTGATAAATTATCTTAAAGTTGAAAAAGACTTTAATGATTATGTTAAGAACTATACCAAAAGACTTGAAGAGAAAAAAGAATTAGCAAAAAAACTTTTTTCTAAAATTTCTCAAAAATTAATTGGTTGGTCAGAAACAAGAAAATCTTGGGATAGTTATCATATACCAAAATATGATTATGAAGCAAAGATTTTGGATTTATCAGAAAAAGTTGAAAACTTTTTAAAAGACACTTGTAAAACAGAAACAAAAGAAGCATTTTACAAGTCTAAAAAAGGTAAAGAGATACAAACTCTTGAAGAGTTAGAAGAAAAAGCAACCGATTTATTACATAGTGATATGATTGGTTCAGAAGTTTTATCTCAAATATCAATGATTGCTAAAAAAACTAATATCAACATGACAATTCCACAAAATACTGTAAAGGAATTACCAAATAATAATGGTTAGTATTGATAAACTTGTAGAGATATATAATAACTTTGGGGACAGAGAGAAACTGTCCCCATTGGGAAGTGCAGATGAAGAGATAATGTGGAATGATAAATTAACAGACAAACAAGTTAATTGGCTTGAGAGATTTGTAATAGTCTGGGATTATGCAACAAATCTTGATGTTCAATTACATAAAAAAAGTGCTATGGCAAGAAAGGAGTAATTATGGTTATGCTAACTTTTACAGTAGATAAAAATAATAAACTTTTAAAAGTTGAAAAATCAAAAGAAAAGGGTTTATTTGAAAGTAAATCAGATAAAAAGTATGCAAAAAAAATAATTACTAAACTTAAAGAAAGGACTAACAATGGCAAAAGAAAAAAAACTTGAAGATATGACTAATGATGAGTTAAGTAATAGTTGGAAGACAAGGATTGAAAAATACTTAAAAGGAAGAACGATTGTTAAAATTGAGTATTGTTCAGAAAAAGAAAGTGAAGAACAAGGTTGGCATAATCAACCAATTCAAATTCTTTTAGACAATGGAACTTGGCTTACACCAACAAGTGATGATGAGGGAAATAATGGTGGTGCAATTCACACCAATATAAAAGAACTTCCAATTATTCCAGTCATATATTAAAGTATTACTTCGCAAATATGGTATTAGAAACCATATCAAAAGTATTATATAAGAAAAAGGTCGGAGTTTAATACAAAATTGATTGAGGTCTTTAGCCAATAGGAAACGAAAGTGAGGCTAATGTAAAGTTTCTTTCACTTACCCTCTTCAATAACCCCCAACAATGCGAGAGTGGAGTTGGGGGTTTTTTTATGTTATTGACTTAATAAGTTAATGGCAAAATCTGAAAAAAATCTCTGGCAACGAATAAAAAAATTAAACTTAAAAGGTCAATTATTTCGTATTGAAAGTAATACTATTAATGGAATTCCAGATGTTTATTGGTTGATAAACAACAAAAGTATTTGGATTGAACTAAAGTCAAATGATGTCAAGAATTGTGGACTTACAAAGTTTCAAATTAACTGGCATTTAACACATTATAAGAATGGTGGTGTTTCTTACATCTTGCGAGAAGACCTCTCGCAGAGGACTTCTCAAAATTTACAAATTTTCGTGGTTCGTGAACCGAGATGCTTGGTTCGTGCCTACTCATCACTCACTTTAAAAGAAGCTTTGCAAAAAATCGAGACGCAAGAACCTCGTCTCACGCATGACTTAATGACTATCCCTATGGGATAGTCATTAATATGGTTCATTAACAATGAACCATTAACCTTGCATATGGAAAATAAAATGAATGATTAAATTAACATATGGAAATTTTTTCTTTTACATACATTAACATATCCGCGTACCGTTAACTATGTATATGGAATTTTTGCCTAATACTTAACATTAACATTTTTTAAAAAATTCTTTTTTTTAATTGGTCCTGGAGTCGTGGCAGCTCTTACCTGGTCTATAGCAGCTTAAATAAAAAGTTGACAGCTGTAGCCGTCCCGTGGTAATAAGATCTCATTAACTAACATGGAGAATAAAAATGACTAAAAAAATAACACCACCAGCTGGATGGCCAGCAGATAAACCGTGGACCGAGAAGGAAGCAGCAGAAGCTATAGAGGCAGCTGGCCTTGGACTGAGTCGCAGCGACTTCTCAGATGATGGGGCAGATCTTGAAGATCTTAAAGAAATAATAGAAGGGGGTAACTGATGCCTTTACTAAATTACTACAGTCAAACCAAAATGGCTAAGGGGGAGAAGTTTGGATATAAAACAGCCATCCTTCATTTGGCCCCATATGATCTAAGTGGTAAAAACGTCTGTCCTAAAGCTTCTCCAGAATGTGCCGCAGCTTGTTTGAATACTTCTGGCCGTGGTCAAATGGGTTCAGTTCAGAAGGCCAGAATAAATAAAACGAATTTATTCTGGACCAATAAAAACGCTTTTTTATGGCAGCTAAGTACTGAAATAGAGCAGCTCAAAAAAAGGGCAGCGAGTCAAGGCTATAAATTCGCAGTAAGATTGAATGGTACAAGTGACCTGGCCTGGCATCGTATGAAAGTTGATGGCGGTTCGAATCTGATGCAGCTCCATCCAGATGTACAATTTTATGATTACACCAAAGTCTTAAACTATTTGAATCATGATTTAAATAATTATGATGTTACATTTTCAGACTCTGGCCGTAACGATTCAGACATCAGTGCAGCCATAGCTGGAGGCCATAACGTGGCTGTTGTTTTTAGGGATAAGCTTCCAAAAAAATGGAAGGGGAGAAGGGTTATCAATGGAGACCGTCACGACTTAAGATTCCGAGACCCTCGAGGCGTGATTGTTGGGCTGGTGGCTAAGGGCTTAGGCCGTAACATTAACAATAAATTTATAAAGGCAGCAGTCAATGGATAAGTTTACAGCTTTTATAATGCGATTAATAATATTTTTTCCAGGTACAATTGGAATTTTATTATTATTAGTACTTCTTTTTTAGAATCATTCTAAAGTACAGCCCCACAACTTGGGGCTGTATTTAATTAAAATTATTCATTTGACATCTTATCAAATATGATTAATCTGGGACATGTACAAAACATAAAAAACACTAACAAAGGAGTTAAAAAATGTCAGTACAAACTAAACAAAAAAAGCTACCTAAACTAAAGGCAGCAACATCTCAAAAGTTATTGAAAGCTTGTGAGATTAACGACCTTCGAAAATCATATAATAAACTTTGGGTTAATGTTAAGGAAGAGACATTGCCAATTGTTGAAGCATTCGGAGGTTTCACAGTGGGTAAAATTAAGAATAAAGAATACTCACTTGAAATAATCAAAAAGAATGTGACTAGATTTGATGTAAAATCTTTTAAAGAAAAACATCAAGAAATCTACAATCAATTTTTGATTAGTGGTGAATCTGTTGAACTTAAAACAAAATATAAAAAAATATAGTATGAATATTGCATTACATATTTTTTTAATTCTAATTAGTTTCGCAATTGCCTTTTTGGGTGTTGTGGTTCTTTTTAGTGTTGATGTTTTCACTGGTGGCATTCTTGCCACTGGTGGAATTGTTTTAGCTATTAAATCAATGGAGGTTTAATTATGGGCTTATCTTATAAAGGCTATAATATTAGTTTAAGACCTTTAAAAACTGATAACCTATGGCAATTAGAACTCGAGAGAAGTGGAGGGGAAATTGTACATACTTATACAATTAACCCAGATAAAACACTTTTATCAGTCGAAAAATTTGCCTTAGATGAGGTCGACAAAAAAGTACTAGAGCAATCAAAACAATAAAATCTTTAAACACACGCCCTACAACTAGGGCGTGTGGCTCCCACCAATAGAGGTACCAGACAAAATCCAAAAATAAAAAAAATTAATTTTTTAATTTTTTAACTTTTGAAATTTAGGTTCTTACATTATTTACCTTAACATTGTAGGAGATATACAAGTAATCAGCTTTGTAATGAAAGGGGTTTCTTTTTAGGGGACCCAAGGGTATAGTAAATTAAGATGACAAACACAGATTTATTGACCACAGATCAGCTACGAAAGAGGCTCGAAAAAGTGTGGCTTCAACATATAAAATTATGTCAAGATAACTTCTTATACTTTGTAAAGAATGTTTGGCCTGATTTCATTTGTAGAACTGATAGTGATCCAGATAAATGGGGACATCATCAACACATTGCACATGAGTTTACAAAGATAGCAAAAAATAAAAAAGGAAGGCTCATAGTCAATATGCCTCCTAGACACACTAAGTCTGAATTTGCATCTATATACTTTCCCGCATGGATGATAGGAAAAAATCCTAAAATGAAATTAATGCAAGTATCACACAACGCAGAACTTTCTGGAAGGTTTGGTGCTAAGGTAAGAAATTTAATTGATAGTCCAGAGTATAAACAAATCTTTGGAGATGTTAAACTACGAGAA